CGAGTTTATGTTTGAACCAAACAACATACTTATGGGTTTGGCGTCAGTGGTCATCTTCATGGCTCTGCGTCTTATCCAGAGAGAGTTGTCGGTTCTTATCCAAAAATATCTTAGAAGCAGAAGGGGCGCGTGGCTCTTGATGCTTATCGACGGGCTATTTGGCAGATTCCGAAGCCGTAGCCCCCTTGTTGGCTCTGTAGTAGAGCAACCTAGACCCCGATACACTATCACGAAGGTTATTACAGAAGGCGATGTTCCCATTGCCTTAGTGAACACACCTAGTGGTACAGTTGAAGTAGTGTTGACAGTATCCAGTTGGATCACAGCAGCAACGTGGAGTTTGGAGAAAACAGCCGAAAACAGATTGAACCCGGCTGAGATCTTACCAAGACACGAAGTAGCAGTCCAAGGATCGAGATCAACAATGTCAGAGTGGCCATCATACTTAGTCCAAATACGCCAATGCGGATTAGGTCTGAACAACCACTTGGCATACGGCTTCAGACATGGTAATTGCCTTATCACAGTGAGTCATGCCTTCGCAGGCATAAAAGCGAAAGAAGAGGCAGATACAATGTACCAGAAAAGGGAGGATGGTAGTTTAGACGATGGTCTAGCTATCTATGGAAAGAACAAGGTTGGAATTCGTATTATAGGACTCAAATTTGTGAGGATTAAGGGTTTTGATGTTGTAGCCATCCTGCTGAGTAACGATCAGTGGGGCGTCATTGGAGCGAAGAGTGTCAAATGCGGCAGACTGTACAAGAATGCCATTGTCAAGACTTACTCCATGGAAAGAGGAACAACAGATGGAAGAAGCCTTAGAGCGTCACACGGCAGAGTATTCCAAGGTGTTAAACAATACCACTTTTATCACGCAGCATCCACGGATTTCGGATCTAGTGGTGCTCCAGTACTGAACGAAAACGACGAAGTAGTAGGAATCCATTGTGGCTCAGCTACAGGTGGAATGCTCAATTACGGAGTTTCCGTTCAGGTGCTGCGAGGACATCATCGAGTAATAATGGAGAGGAAGAAAATGAGCGAAGCAGTCGATGGATTGCTGGCCTTAAATAAACCTGCTCACGAAAGCTCGATGAACATGGACAAAAGTGCTATGTGGGACACGGAATTTGATGCAGAGAGAGCCACTTTTTGGTATAGTGAGATTGCCAAGAAATACGGAAACCAAGTAGCAGCAGACTTCTTGGAAGATTACTATGACTTCTTCGATGAAGAATTGTATGATGATGATGATGAAGACAGTCTTACCGGGAGTTTAAAAGACTTCGGAGAGATGTATGAGAGACCAAGCCAGGTGATACTGCGCGGGAGTTTCTTTGGACATCCCAGATGGCAAGACATAGACTTCTCAGTACCTACATACGACGGATTGGAATCAGCAGCAATGGAAATAAAGAAGCTCTTAGAACAGCCTGTAGTCCCTATTAAGGAACTCACGACAGCGCCTAGTAAAGAGCTTGAAGAAGCCATGGCTCGATGCCGAATCCTAGAAGAGGACAACCGTAACTTTGCTCTTAGACTCCAGTCAATCGAGGACAGGAAGAGAGAGGAGCAAAAGAAGCTTGATGACGAAAGGAAGAAGAGGTTGGAGGACGCAGACAATCTTAGAAGGGCCGAGAAACTAGCAAAGGAGGAGCTAGCAAAGAAGGCTGAAGAAGTCAAGATCAAGAGAGACGAAGCTAAGCGAAAAGCAGAGCAAGCTTTAGCTGAATTGAGGGAGTTGGATGATGAACTCAAAGTAGTCAACACGAAAGCCACAGCTAAGAAGGTGACGATAGCTGTTCCTGAAAAGACATACGTAACTGAGACAGAAGAAGAGAAGGCTGTTTTAAAGGAGGCGTTTGACAGAGTAAGTAACATATCGGTGGTGAAGGAGGAGATAATGTCAATCTCCAATCGTGACTCTAGTGATTTAAAAGCGTCAGGGAGCTCGTCCGGGAGTGCTCCGACAGCTATGATCCCCGGAACGTTGGAAAGTATGAATGGTTCGCAGATCCAATCAAACACAACGAAAACCTCCTCGAAATCGGCAAGGCAAAAGGAAAAGCGCAAGGCAAAGGCAAAGGAAAGTCCGACAATGGACTTATTGCCCGAGCCAAAGAGCTCTTCCCTGGCCTAGGCCAGTACGGTGTGGCAGACACGAGCCCTAGTGCTCAAGTAGCAAGCTTGAAATACCAATCAAGCCGCTTCATCCCAGGTGTCTGCCCCACAACCGAGGAGTCTGAGGATGCAATAGTGAAAACAGTGTTGATGTACCAACCATCCACTGTCCCGAAGGGGTTTGAGACTGAAGATGCTGTATTTAGTCGTCAAATGGTTAGAAACGCGATAGAGGATCTTAAAGGTAACTCCGTTCCTGGTTATCCCTACTGCTTTACATATGGCAAGAAGAAGCTATGGAAAGAAAACAGAAGGGAAGAACTAGTAGACATGGTTATTAATAGGATTAGTAAATTGTTAGCTGTTGGAGAAGAAATAGAGAGCATGAGTGCAATAGAAATGGTGGATAGAGGTCTAGTCGACCCAGTAGCTATATTCGTCAAAAACGAAGCCCATACAATGGAGAAAATAGCTCAAGGAAGATGGAGACTCATATCGAACTGTACTCTGATAGATGAAATTATAGCAAGGATGTTGTCGACCAACCAAAAGAAAGTCGACGATAGGAATTGCTATAATCAGGACGGGTCAGCAGGAGGATGGGATTGGAGCACAGATGGAAGCGCCGCAAGGTGTTATGAGTCTGTTGAACCGTGGATATCTGAGGCTGCATCTAATGACGCTCGTGCATGGGATTGGTCGCTGAGACGCGAATTGTTTGATATAGATGATGAGATCAGAAGACGCCTAAACGGCGCTAGTAAATCATCGTCTTGGTTCAGACTTAAGCGAAACAGCACCATATGCAAAACTAGGAAAGTATTTGTGACTACCGATGGTAGGTTATTCTGTCTAGTCAACGACGGAGTGCAACTAAGCGGTCACTACGACACCACTACTACGAACTGTCGCATTAGAAATTTTGTGGCAGTCTTCAGTGGCTCTAAACATAGCAAATCGGCAGGAGATGACAACATATCATCTTATGTCGAGGACGCTGTAGAAAGAGCTAAGAAGTGGGGCATTACATTAACAGACTACAAGAAAGTCGATATGTCAGAAGGGTTTGAATTCTGTTCACAACATTTTACGAAGAATAAAGCGGTTCCTGTGTCTTGTACCAAGCCGCTCTTCAATGTTTTGATGAAGAAACCGAACATCAAAGACTACGAGACATTTTGTAAGGAGTTTAGAAATGCACAAGATATAGAACTAGCTAAGCGGACTCTATACGCCTGTGGATACATGGCTGAAATTGCTTCAGGAGGTGGAGCAAAACAAAATGGCGAAGAAGACCTTGAAGGAGAGGAAGATGGCGAAAGCAGCGATGAAAGCTGCTCTAGCCGTGCTTCCATCGAAACCAAAACCCAAGAAAGCAAAGAAGAAGAATGCGATTGGTAAGAGTGCTAATACAAAAGCAAAACTCTACGCCGAATTGCTGTCTAATCCTTGCGCTGGGCCTTTGGTTACGTCTGTTGGTGGTTCATCCGGATCTGGTGTAGTTTCCAGGGTAAGAAACATTTATACAAATTCTGCAGTGTCAGGATATGTTATTTGGTTTCCTTCTTATCATGGGACTAGCACTACTGGTTCCGTTCTGAACCCATACAATCTTTTCGTATATGAGGGAGATCCCACGTTAAATCCAACCAACACGGTTGCAAACCCAATGGGAATGGGAGCAGCGAATAGTGTGAGAGGTTCATTTCTAGTGGACCCAGCATCATCGCTCCTTGCAGCCAATACCTCCTTTTCCAGAGCTAAGACTATAGCCGCTTGTATTACCACAGAGTACTCAGGTGCTGTAAGCACAGCTGCTGGAACAATAGCCAGAGTTTCAACGATAAGTATGGCTGCTTATATGCCGGTAAGTGCTGGTCTTAGTGTTCCACTAAGTACCAACCAAATCTACGCATACGCAGCAAACCGAGGTAGAATACTCATGGAAGGAGAAGAAGTTAGATGGAGGCCAACGGATACTTCATCCGTTATGAGAGACATAGCTTTTGATGGAGCTGGTGCAGTGTACCACGACAATGCCCCTGACACCTGTTGGTGGTCTGGAAACACGGGTGTGTCAGGTACATACATCACTGGCACTGATCTTGATGAGAGTGGAGCGATAGCACTGGCATGGACAGGCGTCCCTATAGGAACTCTGAATCTACAATTTACCAAAGTTTTAGAATTGGAGCTTTCTGTTAGACAAAACATGCTTGAAGAAATCAATGTTCCACGCACTACAACGATCCCAGGAGGTGTTAAGAAGATCACAGAAGTTTTAGATAATGTCGCACCCGGCTGGCAGACGGCAGCAACCGAAGTTGCCGGCTCAGCAGCTAGGTATTTAGCTAAAGCAGCAGTGAACGCTTTCACAATGCCTACTCAAATGATGCTTAAAGATTGGTGAGAAACCACCTTCCCC